TCATCCCGGAGCGGCCGGCCCGCACCAACTCCGGGCCTTGCTCACCGACGATACCGAGCTGCCCCGCCGGAAGGAAGCCGCCCATCGCGAAGCCAGGAATACCGAGGAACTTGCCGACGCTCCCGCCGCCGATACTCCCGATGAGTCGCAGCACTTCCATCTTGAGGATCAGGAGCGAGAGCTGGTACAGCATGTCGCGGATGAAGTCCCCGAACTTTTGCTTGCCCTCGAAGATCGCGTCGATCATCTTCCCGATCTCCTGCTGGAAGAAGTCGCCGATCGCGGCCTTGAGTTGCAGCTCGCGCAGTTCCTTCTTGAGATCCGCGATTGCGGCTTCGAGGACCTTGGACGATCCGCCCGCGGCGACGAGATCGGCCGCCAACTTATTGATCGCGCCCGACACCGCCGAGATCTGATCGCTCGTGCCGCCCAAGCCCGCCTTGAGAATCGCGAACTGGTTCGTCAAGTCGGCCAGGACGGCATCTCGCGTCGCCCGGTTCATCGCTTCGACCAGATCCGAGAACCGCTGGCCCGTCAACGCGAACACTTGCGCCAGCGGAATGTGCAACGCGATGAGTGCGTTCACCGCCGTCTGGTACGCCGTCGCCTCGTCCGCTGCCGCGTTATAGGCACTGCCCAGGAGGGCAGCCTTGTTCGCGATGTCCTGCAAGCTCTTCCGCAGGGTATCCATGACCGCTTGCGCCTGGAGCTGCTGGAACCGCTGGATGAACTGCGCGAGCGTCAAGTTCGCCACGTTCAGCGTCGGATCAAGGCGCTTGATCACTTCCAGCATGTCATTGAAGCCCGGTACCAGCTCGCCCTTGAGATGCAACGCCGCGGCACTGATCGTCTGGTTCAGCGGCACTTGGGCACCCTGCAGAGCCGAGATGATCGCCTGATACGCCGACGCCTTGGCCCCCGTCAAGTCGAACGAGTCGCCGAGGATCTGCTGCATCTGACTCGCCGACGTCAGGGCCGTGCGAAGATCGTTCAGGCCCTTGATCGCCGCTGCGGTCCAACCTTCTTCCCGCGACGTATCCGCCGGCGTGATAATCTTCTTCTGCGACTGCGCCACCTTCTCCACCACCGCATCGTACTCCGCCTGCAGTTCGGAGAGCTGCCGCCCGGCGTCGGCCAGCATGGCCTCGTGCGCCTTGGTCACCTTGTCCTTCATATCCCCAGCGGCGTCGCCGAGGATGGTCATGAGATCCGCGATCGTCCCCAGACCTGGCACCAACGCCCGCGCCAGAGCCGGAATCTTCTGCGCGAGCTGGCCGAGTTCCTGCACCTTCGTCAGAATGAACTCGATGCCTGTGAAGAAGGCGTCCTTGAGCGCCGTCCAGAGCGAGACGGCCTGCAACTTGATCCAGGCCCAGTTGTCCACGATCGCCATGCCGGCGGCAATCAGAGCAGCCAGTGCCACCACCAGCAATCCCAACGTCGGCAGCAGGCCGACGTCGATCACCGTCTCGACGAACGTCCAAATCTTCGCGATCGCCGCCCACGCGACCAGCAACGGCCCGAGGGCGGCCACTGCCGCGCCAATGATTACGATAACGCGAATGATCTCCGGGGAGAGTTGCCGGAACGCATCGGCCGCCGCCTTGACCAAGTCCGCCATCGGCACAAGTACCTGGTCGAGCACATCACCGACCGGCTTGACGGCATCCTTGATCGCGTTCCACATCTGCACGAAGTGCCCCATCGGGGTATCGGCCATTGCCTTCGCCGCGTCCTTCGTCTTGCCTTCCACCTTCTCCAAGATCACGCGCTGCGCTTCGAGCACCTGGTTGTGCTCCAGCATGACCTTGATCATCTCCCGCTCGCCCGCAGTGAACTGCACACCGGCGCGCCGCAAGAGCATGAGGCCGCTCTCGGGATCTTGCAACGCCCGGCCCAACTGCAACGTGGCCGTGGAGAGATCCGTCCCCATGACCGCGGCCAAGTCGGCCACGTCGTGGATGGTCCGGTCAAAGATCGCGTTGCCTGCGCCCATCTCGTTGCGGATGTTCTGGAACGTCAGGAGGAGGCCCTCGGCCGACAGCACCTCATCGTCCGAGAACCGAGTGAGTTCCTGCATCTGGTGGGCCATCTCCATGAGATGGCTGGTGGTCGTACCCGAGATGCCGCCGGTCGCCGCGAGCACCGCGTTGACCTTGGCGATCGCATCTTGCTCTTCGCCGAACTCCTTGACAGCCAGCGCCCCAATGGCGGCCAACGGGAGCGTGACCTTCAACGAGAGTTCTTGGCCGAGGGACTCGAGCGTCTTCCCCGCCTTCTTCATCTCTTCTTCAGCAAGAGCGAAGCCGGCTTGGAGATCAGAGATGTCTGCTTCGAGTCGGACTACGGCCTTGGCGAGTTCGCTCACGACGCCTCCCCACTGTACTTCGTCACCTCGTCACTCGTCGGCGCTACGATCGTCGGCGGTGTCGCGCCCTGTCCCTCCGCCCACCGATCCATGAACGCCCGCGCTTCCTCCGGAGTCAAGAACTCCTCGGTCTCCGGCAGGAAGTCGTGTGGCTGCACCAACGGCGCGCCCTTCTTCCGGTTGACGTTGATAATGGTCGCGGCAATGAGTCCCGCGCGTAACGTCAGGGCCCGTTCGGCTTCTGTCCGCCGCTTGAGCACCGCCGCCACTTCATCCAACGTCGACTCCCAGAACAACTCATTCGGAATCCCGGAGTAGATCGCTAACGACCACAACTCCAGATCTTCCGACCCCGGAACTATGCTGACGCGCTGTCGCTCGTGGCCGCCGGGGCCGGCATGGGAGGGACCAACTTCACGTCCGTTCCGCCCATCGCCTGCCGCAACGCAATGACCACGTTCTTCAGATCGCGGAGGTCGATCAGTTCCTCGACTTGCTCTTCGGTCAGGTCGGGATGCTGATTCTTGAACCCATACCACAGGACCTTGATCAGCTTGTCATCCCCGACGCCTTCCGCTAACGCCTGGGGTCCCATCTCCTGCCGAATCTTCCGCAGCGTCGCCATAGTGTAGCGGAGGAAGTACTGCTGCCCTCCGAGTTCAACGGGCACTCCCCGCGTGGGCGTCGGCGGTGTATCTTGGCGCTCACTCACTGGTAGGCTCCTTCGGTTGACCGCCCAGAGGCGGTAGTCCTTTCGGCTTGAGGAGCGGCGGATAGTTCCAATTATTCGCCCACTGGTCAAGGAACGCGGCCGCCTCTTCGACGGTCAGATACTGATCCTCGTCCGGGATCGTGGGCCCCAAACCGAAACCATCCGCCGCTCGCTCTGCCATCGTCAGGTGATCGTGACCGAGCCACTGATCCGGATAGTGGCCGTCTGCTGTGCGACGTTGTCGTCCACCAGCGCGAGGTCACCCTCGGGCGGCTTCGTGACAAAGCCCGTGAACGTGTACGTCCGCGTACCGGGAGCCGGGAGCACGATCGTGACCGTCTTGAGCGCGCCCGAGCCGTCGGTGTTGTAGTTCGTTTCCAACTGCAGCTGCCCCGCGTCTGCGGGGTCGTGTCGGAACGTCAAGTTGACCGATCCGCCGTCCCGGAGACCCGGCAAGAACGTCCGGTTGAACGATGCCCCGGAGTCCGTGGTCTCCGCATCGCCTCGAGTCCGCGTCGGCACACTCACCGTGATCAGACCACCGATCGCGGTACCGTTGAACGTCACCGTCGTGCCGTGCGGCAGATACTTTGCCATTGCCGCCTCCTCCTGATTGTGGTACTGCTACGTCGCTGCCGTCAACAGACGGAAAGCAACCGTGTGCCGCGGACGACCCGTATCGTCGAAGCCCGCGAAAATGGGTTCGGGCGTCAGCGCCCGTACCCGATAATATACTGTGCTCCCCAGCGTTACGTTGCGCTGTCCGTGCAAGGCAGCCAAAATGGCCGCCGCTTTCGCCTTGCTCGCATCTCCGTCCCATTGCGCCGCCCGGACCGTGACCAGCACGCCGGGGTCCTTCACGGCCGCATCCCCAATGCCACTGTTCGCCTTGATCTCAGGCAGCACGCCACCATCTTCCGCCACGACCACGACTTGATCCTCGATCGGATCGTCGCCCATCTTCCGCCGCACCAAGCTCCAGCCTGAGTTGCCGCCCGCCAGCGGCGAACCGCCCGCGCCGATGAACGTGAAGACGTCGTCGACGGCGCTCACTTGCTCGCCGCCTTGACTGCCGCATCGGCGTTCTCTTCGATCGCCTTGACGGCCGCACTCCCATCTGGCTTCCACCGCTCCAGGCCGCGCACCAAGTAGCGCGCCTCGCCCAGGGCATGGTGGAACTCCAGGTTCTCGTGCTGGATCAGCGCGTAGCCGACATCCTTGCCGCCTTCCGCCGCCACTCCACCGAAGCTGAGTTCCACCACCTCCGGTTCCGGTTGCGTGACTTCACCCGTACTTGCCAAGGCGCCCGTGTCCCGCGGCACACCCGCGCCGGGGCGGGAGGCCTTGACGTCCGTCATGATCTCCTCGCCGATCAGCCGCAAGCCACCACGCGCGACGCCCGCCATAAGATTCGCACACTTGCGAATCCGCAGGGCGGCGCGCCGGAAGCTTTCTGAGGTCGAGATCGTCGAAGGCATCTAGCTCACCATGATCCGGCACATGAGTCGCACGTGATCCAGCGCTCCGTTCAACGTTACCCCATCCTTCCGCTCCAGCACTTCCAGCAACGTCCCATCGGGCAGCTCGATCTGATCCTGCTCCTTGGGCAGCACCGGTTGCTGTCCATCGATCCAGAGCGTGGCATCGGCGTTGATCGTCGAGCCGTCGGGCTTCTGGATCAAGGTGACCTGATGCACGACGCGGGCCAGAATGTCCACCGTCGTGGCGTATTGCGGCTTGCCCTGCCCGTCGACGCCGATGATCGCATCGACGCCGACGGTGATCATGCCGCGGCCAGAATGCAGAATCGTCGTCATTGCTGTGGCGACGTGTCATCCCGGAAGCCCGGCCCCACACGGAACTTCCCAGGGATGTGCACCGGCGGCGCCAGCGGCCGCGGCGCCAAGAAGTTGGCCCGCACCTTGCCCGACGGATCGAATCCGGCGGCCCGCATCAGATAGTCGGTGATCTGAGGATCGGACTGGTAGCGCTCCGTCACGTCCCCGATCGAGACTTCCGACACGCCGATCTCCTGCAGGCGCATCATCGCGCACACGAGGTAGCG